AATGCAACAGGCAATGTTGTATTCAAGACTAAGCTTAAGGCTAAGATTAGGTCTAAGTCTGGTCAGGTCTACAATCAGAAGGTCAATGTTGTTGATGCTAAACGTACACCAATGACAGGTGATCAGTTAGTAGGTAACGGTTCTCTTGTTAAGGTAGCTGTTGAACCTGTCACATACTACATGGCAAGTAGCAAGCAGGTAGGTGTGTCACTTAGACTAAAAGCTATGCAGATCATTGACTTGGTTGAGCATGGTACACCTTCCACCTCTTCTATCTTTGATGAGGAAGAAGGATTTGTAGCCAAAGCAATAGAGAAAGATAACTCTGCTGTCTTTGATGATGCAGATACTGAAGGTAAAGCTAGTGACGAAGGGGACTTTTGAGGCAAGGGTTATCTCAGACCTAGTAGCACGTGACATTCCACATGTGTATGAGCCAGAGAAGTTGGCATACTTTGTGGAACGTCACTATGTTCCTGACCTAAAGATAGGCAAGATGATAGTGGAGCTTAAAGGATACTTCAGACAAGACAGTCAACGTAAGATGAAGGCTGTCAAGGCACAGTACCCTGAGTTGGACATACGATTTGTATTCCAGAAGGCAAGCTCCACTATACAAGGAGCTAAGAAAAGGAAGGATGGTTCTAAGATGACCTGTCAAGAATGGGCAGACCGTAATGGTTTTATATGGGCAGAAGAAACAATACCAAAGGAGTGGTTATGAGTGCTATAGATATAATAGAAACAGTTGAATCAACTGTAGATTTACAAGCTGAGTTTAATGAGAAGGGTTTGAGTGTATCAGTATGGTTAGACTCAGATGAGATAGAACACACAGCACACTATGATGACATGGCTATTGACATAGTAGGTGACCCTGAAAAATATGATGACGAAAAACTGAGAAAAATTATTGAAGGTTTGGAGTACATGTCAAAGTATATAAAGGAGTCAATGGGAGATGCATGACAACGGTGAGTTTATAAGACACGAAGAGTGTCCTCACTGTGGCAGTAGTGATGCCAATGCTTTGTATAGTACAGGCAAACACTACTGCTTCTCTTGTCAGGTAATAACTTATCCAGATAATGATGAAGGAGTGATAGCAGTGACTACACAGAAGAGTAACTTTGCCTTCCTACCCATTGAGGTACAGGCATTAAACAAGAGGAAGATAACTGAGAAGACAGCAAAGCACTGGCAGTATGGTGTGTCTACCTATAATGGTAACAAGGTACAAGTAGCTAACTACTATGATAGATCAGGTACACTCCAAGCACAGAAGGTTAGGTTTCCTAACAAAGACTTCCTTGCTTTAGGTGACATGAAGAAGATAGGTTTGTATGGTGAACATCTCTGTCGTGATGGTGGTAAGATGATTACCATTGTTGAAGGAGAGCTTGATGCCTTATCACTTAGTCAAGTCTTTGATAACAAGTGGTCAGTTGTTAGTGTTCCTTCAGGAGCAGACTCAGCTAAGAAAGCTGTATCTAAATCTCTTGAGTGGTTGTGTAACTATGAGTCTATTGTTATTATGTTTGATAATGATGAACATGGACAGCAAGCTGCAAAGGAAGTAGCCAACATACTACCACCTAGTAAAGCTAAGATAGCCAAGCTACCACTGAAGGATGCAAGTGACATGCTTCAAGCAGGAAGACAGGCTGAACTTATTGATGCAGTCTGGGCAGCTAAGACCTACAGACCTGATGGTATTGTAGCAGGTACAGATGTCTGGGAACTAATCAATGCTGAAGATGATAAACAATCTGTATCATATCCTTATGCAGGTATACAAGAGAAGACAGGTGGTTGTCGTAAGGGTGAGATTGTAACACTCACTGCAGGTAGTGGCATAGGTAAGTCACAACTAGCTAGAGAGTTTGCACACTCCTTCATCATGCAAGGACAGACCATAGGTTACATAGCATTAGAAGAGAATGTTAAACGTACCTCACTTGGTCTGATGTCCATTGAGTTAAACAAACCAATACATCTACAATCAAATGATGTACCAATGGAAGAACTAAGACATGCCTTCATTAATACAGTTGGGTCTGGTAGGGTATACATGTATGATCACTGGGGTTCTACTGACTCTGAGAACTTACTATCTAAGATCAGGTATCTAGTCAGGGGTTGTCAAGTTGATTATGTTATACTTGATCACATTAGTATTGTTGTCTCTGGTTTAGAAGGTGGAGATGAGAGACGTATCATTGATAACACCATGACTAAGTTACGTTCATTAGTAGAAGAACTGAACTGTGGTTTGATACTAGTGTCACATCTTAAGAGACCGTCAGGTGACAGGGGACATGAGGATGGAGCACAGACTTCTATGTCACAGCTTAGAGGTAGTGCTGCAATAGGTCAGCTGTCTGACATGGTCATAGGATTAGAACGTAACCAACAAGACAAAGACAAACCTAACGTGAGTCAGGTCAGAGTACTGAAGAACAGATGGTCTGGTGAGACAGGCTTGAGTTGTTCTTTAGAATACAATACAACTACAGGTAGAATGAATGAGGTACAATTCCCTGATGAAGATGAAGTAGAATTTTAATTAGTGCTGAGACACAAGGAGAAGATATGGATTTAATATTTGATATAGAAGCAGACAACTTACTAGATGATGTCACTAGTGTATGGTGCATAGTAGGTAGAGATAAGGATACAGAAAAGGTATACACCTTTGAACCCCATGAAATAGAACAAGGGCTTGTGTTCTTATCTAAAGCAGACACACTCATAGGTCATAACATAATTGACTATGACTTAAGAGTGTTGAAGAAGTTATATGACTTTGATTATACAGGTAAGGTAATAGATACATTAGTATACTCAAGAACTATATGGTGTGATGTAAGAGAGATAGACATTACACTGAGCAAGAAGAATAACTTTCCTCAAAAACTTATGGGTAGTCATAGCCTTAAGGCATGGGGATACAGACTAGGAGAACTGAAAGGTGAGTTCAATGTGGGCAGTGAGAGCTTTGGAGCTTTCTCAAAAGAGATGTTGGAGTACTGTGTACAAGACACACAAGTCACAGCCAAACTTTATCATAAAATTGTGGAGAAAAATTTTAGTCAACAGGCACTAGACCTAGAGACTGACATACATACTCTACTACTACAGCAACAGGAGTATGGTTTTCCTTTTGATGTTGAGGCAGGTAAGGAACTATGGTACAAACTAGCTGCACGTAAGTCAGAGATTGAGAATGAATTAGTTGAAACCTTTGAGCCTACTATCGTAGAGTTAAAGACTAAGACAAAGACTATACCATTCAACCCTGCTTCTCGTATGCAGATAGCAGACAGACTTATGAAGAGAGGATGGAAACCTGAAGCCTTCACTGATAGTGGTGACCCTAAAGTAGATGAGTCTATACTATCAGGTATTGATATGCCAGAGGCTGCTATGTTAAACGAGTACCTACTCCTTAATAAAAGATTAGGTCAGTTAGCTACAGGTAATCAGGCTTGGTTAAAGCTAGAGAAGAATGGTAGAATGCATGGACGTGTTAATCATATGGGTGCTGTTACTTCTCGTTGTACGCATTCCAACCCAAACGTTGCTCAAGTTCCTAGTGTGGGTGCACCCTATGGTAAAGAATGCAGGGCATTATTCCATGCTCCTGTGGGGTACAGTCTTCTTGGTGCTGATGCCAGTGGTCTTGAGCTACGGTGTCTTGCTCACTACATGGCTGCTTATGATGATGGCTCTTATGCTGACACAGTAGTCAACGGTGACATACATACTATCAATCAAGAAGCAGCAGGACTACCTACTAGAAACAATGCCAAGACTTTTATCTATGGATTCTTATATGGATCAGGTGATGAGAAGACAGGTAAGATAATAGGTAAGGGTGCTAAAGAAGGTAGAGCTATCAAGAAGAAGTTCTTAAAGAAACTACCTGCACTTAAGTATCTCAAGGATGCAGTATCAAAAGCTGCAGACAAAAGAGGTTGGGTCAAAGGATTAGATGGACGTGTTATACCTGTCAGGCATAGTCATGCTTCACTTAATACTTTGTTACAATCAGCAGGTGCACTAGTGTGTAAGACTTGGTATGTATTCATAGCTGATGCTATAAAATACTATGGACTTGATGCACAAATCGTAGCCTTCATACATGATGAGGTACAACTACTAGTTAAGGAAGGACAGGAAGATGAAACAGGGAGAGTTATTCAAGAATGCATGCATAGAGTCGAAGAACACTTCAACTTCAGATGCAAACTCGACAGTGATTACAAGTTTGGACGAAACTGGGCAGACACTCATTGAGGCAGTGACTTGTAATGTCTGTAACATTATGCAACCTGTTTCTAATTATAGAGTACTTACATCTGGAGAGATAAAAAGAAAGTGTAGGTCTTGTAAGTCAGGTCAAGACAGAGTAGTACAAAGACTTAGGAAAGAGAACCCTTATCCACCTGAGGATTACTGCTGTCCTATCTGTGAAAGAGATATAAAAGAGATAGGTAAGTATGGTCAACCTATGTTACAACGTTGGGTACTAGACCATTGCCATGATACCAACACATTCAGAGGTTGGTTATGTGGTAACTGTAACACAGGACTAGGTGGCTTTAAGGATAATAAAGATAAAGTACTAAGAGCTTACAACTATTTGAAAGGACATGAAGAATGAAATGTTGGCACTGTGGCACTGAGTTAATATGGGGTGGTGACCATGACATTAGTATAGAAGATGGTTATGAATTTGATGGTATAGTTAGTAACTTATCTTGTCCTAACTGTCCTACTTATGTAGATGTATATTTAAATCTGGAGAAAATTGATGCAAAGATTATTAATTGATGGAGACATTGTAGCTTACAAAGCTGCAACTAGTGCAGAGACACCTGTGAATTGGGGTGATGGACTGTGGACTTTACACTGTTATGAAGATGAAGTTAAAGCTAGAATAGATGAACAGATAACTAAACTAATGGAAGCACCTGTTGATACACATCTCATAGCTTTTACAGATACTACTAACTATCGTAAAGATATAGCACCGTACTATAAACTTAACCGTAAGAAAGTACGTAAGCCTATGCTACTTGGATGGGCTAGAGAATATATGATTGAAAAATACAACGTTGAAATATGGAAAGGATTAGAAGCTGATGACGTACTTGGCATACTTGGCAGTCAAAGTAAAAGAAATATTATATGGTCTGCAGATAAAGACCTACTCACTATACCTGCACTGCATTGGATTGATGGAGAAGTGGTTCACATTACTGAAGAAGAAGCTGACTACCAGTTCTATTATCAAACACTTGTGGGGGACAACACTGATAATTATAAAGGGTGTCCTAGTGTGGGTTCTGTTAAAGCTAAGAAAATTCTTGAGGGGAATTGTACGTGGGAGACTGTTGTCAATACGTTCAAAGCTCAAGGACTATCAGAAGAAGTAGCCTTAGAGAATGCTAGACTAGCACGTATACTACGTGATGGAGAATACAATATAGATACAGGTGAAGTAAAACTATGGACACCCAACTAAGACACATGGAGTATATGAAGATGAAAGCAGATGAAGCAGACATGGTAAACAATCCACCACACTACAACAAAGGTAAGATAGAAACCATAGACTATATTGTAGATGCATTGGGTGAGTGGGAAGCAGTCAGTTACTGTCAAGGTAATGTCATTAAGTACTTGAGTACTAGACTGTTTGCCAAAGGTAATCCTATACAAGATGCAAAGAAAGCACAGTGGTATCTTACTAAGATGATTGAATTAATGGAACAAACTAAGGGGAAGAATTGGTAATGGATTTTAAAACATATCAAAAGAAAGCAAACAGTACAGCTATATATGATAGTAAGTTTTCTATACTATATCCTACACTTGGACTAGCAGGTGAGGCAGGAGAGGTAGCAGAAAAAGTCAAAAAAATTATTAGAGATAATAAACAAATAGTAAATGAGAAGGAAGGGTTAGCTAAAGAACTAGGTGATGTACTGTGGTACATAGCTGCTATAGCTAGAGACATAGGTTATGGATTAGATACCATAGCTGAGATGAACTTAGAGAAACTAGCTGATCGTAAAGCAAGAGGAACAATACAAGGCAATGGGGATAACAGATGAGTAACTTACTACCAACAGACTACCAGACATTCATAGCTACTAGTAGATATGCTAGATGGTTAGAAGAAGAGAACAGAAGAGAGACATGGGGAGAGACGGTAGATAGATACATCTCCTTCCTAAAGGGTAGTACAAATAAACTATCTAATGAAGTCTGGAAAGAACTAGAAGAAGCTATACTTAACTTACAAGTCATGCCTAGTATGAGAGCCTTAATGACTGCAGGTGTTGCAGCAGAAAGAGATAACACTTGTATCTACAACTGCTCCTACCTACCAGTAGATCACATTCGTGCATTTGATGAGGCTATGTTTATCTTACTATGTGGTACAGGTGTAGGCTTTAGTGTTGAGAGACAATCAATATCAAAGCTACCTGACATTCCTGCTGAGATGGTACAAAGTAATGACGTTGTATTTGTAGAAGATAGTAAAGAAGGTTGGGCAAAGTCTTTACATAAGTTACTATCACATCTATACACAGGTGACATACCTAAGTGGGATACATCTGCTGTACGTCCTGCAGGTGCAAGACTTAAGACCTTTGGTGGTAGAGC